ATACTAATGAAAAAGCTGCGCCTTGAGTATTAACTACAAGATCAGATGCTGCATTAGCTATATTAGAAGAGTTTCTACCAACAGTCAATGCGTTAGTATTGAAATCATAACCTTGATCTACAAAATGCACCTCGTCTCCTGTAGCAGGTGAGGCTGGAAGCGTAATTGTTACTGCTCCACCATTTGTATTTACTAAAAGTTTAGCACCAGCTTGAACTGTTTCTGCTGCTGATACTGCTCTCCAATTTCTTTGTTCAGATAATTTTACAATATTTGTTCCATCAGAATATAATGTGTAGTTATTTCCTTCACATAATAATACACCTGTTCCTGAAGCTGTTTTAAAAGTTAAAGTGTTGTTAGCATGATTACATGCATTTTCAACATGATAAACTTTTTCAATTGAATTTGGAATACTAACTGTCAAGTTTGAAGCTAAAGTTCCTGTTAATTTTATTACATCATTTTTACCATTTGATACTGCACCATTAGTAAAAGTTAAAGATCTAGCAGCGTTAGTTATATTAAAGGTAGTAAAACCACCAATTGCTTGCTCTAAAATTAAAAGATTAGTATTTGTAATTTGTCCCCAAGTTCCTGAATTTTCTCCAGTTGCTTGTACTGTAAGTTTTAAATTTGCTGATGTTGAATTCGCCATATTAAATTCCTTATATCGTTTATTTTATTAAAATAAAGAGAAAGTGTCAAACTCTTTATGCAACGACTTCCCTCCATCCAGGAGGATCTATTGGAGCAGAACCTGTATTTATTTCGTTCCAGATAAGAGCATTACCACTTCCTAGTGTTGTAGTCAACCCAAAACCATTAAAAGTTACATTGACATCTGTAAATGCAGATACTGAAGCAACCCTTGCTAACATTGGATTTTGTGTTACAGGAACTACTGTTCTTAAATCTATTGTAGCTGTTCCTAAATTTGCAGCCATTCCAAAACCTGTAGGACTTGTAATTACATCCCCTTGATGTCCTATTTGACCTAAAGATAAAAGACCTGCATTCCCTTGAATCATTGCATCAGGTGCAGGGTCTACTTGACCTAAAGTTAATTGTGCTACGTTTAAAGTATTAAGAGTTAAAGTTGCATCTCCTGTTACAGATTGTGGTGCAGCTAAACTAGCGGTTAATCCAAAACCAGTTAGAGTCGGTTGAATAGAACTACCTGGTTCACCCCAGTCATTATCTCCCCAACCAAGTCTACCCCAACCTTGTTCATTAAATGCTTCTACAGAACCAAGTCCCATAGTAGCACCAATACCTGTTAACATTGCATCAGGACCAGCATCTGGTGTACCTAAAGAATTTGTAAGTGCAAAACCTGTTAAATCAACTTCTGCTAAACCTGTAGCAGTTACGCTACCTAAAGAATTTGTAAGTGCAAAACCTGTTGGAATTACAGTTACGTCCCCCTGCATTCCTACAGTTCCTAAATTTCCTGATAAAGAATTACCTGTAGCAATAAGGGTACCTGCTATACCCCAAGCTTGTTCACCCCATTCAAGTCTTCCCCAACCTAAATTAATTTCTGTTGTAACAGTTTCATTTCCAAGATTTGCAGAAAGAGCTTGACCTGTAGGTTGAACAGTAGGATCAGTTTGATCTCCCCATTGATTAATACCCCAGGTACCAACGTTCCAAGTTTTACCTGTAGCAACATCCATGAGTCCACCCATTCCTATTCCATGCACATAACATAGATAATAAAAATCAGGTGCCGATACATCTATTTCAACATACCGAGTGGTTGCTGCATTAAATGTAGTTGTGTTTATATAGTTTGAAGAACTTGTTGGAGCATCTAAATAATAAGTTACCCCTGAAGAAATAATTCCAGATGTGCTTGTGTTTGTAGAAAAAATTAAAGGATGTCCGTCATTAGATGCATCACTTTGATCAAAACGTAAAGTTGATCCTCCAGCCCAAATAATATTACCTGGTCCAGATGAACTACGAGTGCCATCTACATAATATACATTACCCGTACCTCCACCATACAAGTTACCACTTGCTACAGTGACAGTATAAGTTTTATCCGCCATAGGAGCTGCCTCCTATTAGCCCGATATTCTTAGTATCGCTGCTGTTGATGTTGGTGCTGGAAACTGAACTGTAAACGTACCTGAAGTAGCTGTTTTATCTCCTCCAAAATCTAAAACACAAACTGCAGAGTTAGTAGTTGCAGATGATGTGTTATAAATTAAAGCTCCTCTTGCTGTCAGAGTAACGTTTTGAAATGACAGGTCAGCAAAATCTGCTCTTGCAACACCTGCTGTTAAAGAAGTAGGATTGTTTACAAGTGCTCCACCACCAGATGTGTAGTTTGACGATGAAACTTCGTTCCCTGTTGTGAATGAAGTTGTTGCTGAGTTAAGAGTAGCTGAAGAAGTATAAAGAGCTAACTTATATTTATCACCACCAGATTGTTTAAAATTAGAATCACCTTCTAGTAGTAACTTTTTAAAGTTGTTTGCAATTGCTTGTGTTATAGCCATAATTTATTCTCCTATTTACCTATACGAGGAACACCACTTTGATATTCATCTCGTCTTCTTCTTCCCATTTGTTCAATAGAGAAGCCTTCTACCACTTGTTTATACTTTTGTTCGTATAATTGCAAGAGGTCTTGTGGCCCTTTTAGAAAACCATAAGCCTCGACAAGGCATGCATACAGAAGTCCATTGGGAAAGTTTGTACTTATATATGTTGTTGTATTTGTACTCGATAATCCGGGATCTTTCAAGATATAATTTAACTGAATTATATAAGTTTGATCAGGGGTAGGAGCCACAATAATTCTATTTTCATCCCACCAGCTATAATATTTTGGTACCCCAGTCACAGCAGTTGGATTAAATTCAGACATAAAACTTGTGTCTCTCCATTGTAAAAAATCTCTTTCTTGATTAGTATTTCCATCAGCTAACTCAGAGTCTACAATCTGAGCAGATCTGATAACCAAAGCATCTGTTGGAGTATCTATAAATCTAGTAGAAGCTATTAAATTAGCTGTTACATATTTTCTGTTATTATCAGAATCTATATCTCTAAATATTCTGTATTCTGCATCAAGAATAATACCATCTAAAATAGTGTCAGATAATACTGTTGATCCAACTTCTGTATAATCTCTGATTTTTGTTTTTAATTCGTCGTATGTCATCCTTGTTTAGTATCCAGCGGTCCAGCTAAGACTTGAATACCTCCTCCTGTTTCTGTACTCGAAGCATTTGAAACCAAGTTAAACGTATAACTATTTTCTAAAGTTATTGTAGAAGGTTGGCCTGCTTGTTGTTGAGTTGTTTGTATCATAGTTATTGAATAACCGCCAACAATAATTGCACCTGAATTATGAGCGCTGGCAGTTGTGTTTTTGGGTAAGACTCCTCTAAATTGTGAGTTAGTTCCTCTAACACATCCTGTTAAATCATTACTTGATTTACCACTGTATTGAATAACTTCATTGTTAAAATAAGAATCTCCATCATCTGATACATCTACTTTTTCAATCATAAAAAATCCTGCTGTAGGAAAAGCTGAAGCATCTGTTAATGAAATAGTTGTGTCAGTTGCAGTTATGTTTGAAGCTAAAGTTGTAGTTAGTTCTAATGTAGATTTTGCTACGCCACCAACAGTTTGAGATTTAACTGCTTGAAATCTAACTATGTCATTATTTACTCTTGCACTGTTTGGTTCTGATACAGTTACTAAAGTTGAACTTGAAGCTGTTGTAAAAGGATTAAGAGGTAAAAAATCTGTAGTTCCAAATTCTGTTCTTGCAGGTCTTGCTTTTTCTAAACCTTGTGGATCAGCAACAAAAGGTGTTGGTTCTAATTGAGGTTGTTTACGTTCAAATTCTGAGTAATGCACAAATGCACCATTCCATTCTGTAACCATTTCTCTCCACGGAAAAGCTAATCCGCTTCGGTCAGAGATTGCTAAAGCGTGTTTCCCTTTTGCAAACTTTGCCATTAGATCTCCGGATAATAAGTTTTAGGTGATATGTAAACACTAGCAGATGAACCGTCTTCAGCTAATGCTCTTTGTAATTCATCTTCGTAAAGTAATTTCATTTCTTGTGTTCGTTGAGGAGCTTTCTTTTGTGATACATAGTAAGCTAAACCTGCACACATACAAGGTACAAATCTATTAACTACATCTGCTTCATTAGTATATTTACCTGCATCTTGTAATCTTTGTAAATAATAGAAAAACATAAAGTCACCAACTTGGTCTGAACCTGGAGTTAAATATAAAGTAACTGTTACTTTATCTATAAATCTTTGTACCCAATAATTAGAAGGTTGACCTGTAGCTGTTTTATTTGAAAAAGCTGAATACTGTGATCTATTTACTTTAGCTAAAGGTGAATCTACATTTGTAGATCTTCTATAACTAGACTCTAAAATATCTGAAGCCATATTTACAAAGTTATTTACAGAATCATTTTGTGCATGAGCAGCAGCTGTTGTATCATCAATTCCTCTATCAGCTGTTGATGCAACAATTAAATTATTTCCTGAGATAGAACTGTATTTAATTATTTCGCTATTAATTTTTATTTTACCTGAAGCAGGCATCTGGGCCACAGAAGCAACAGGAATGGTTAAAGTAGTTGCAATGATAGCAGACGTTAAGGTAGTTGTAATTCCATCTGATGTACCATCGCTTGGTGATCTAAAAATTACATATTCGTTTTGACCATTAACTAAACTAAATGCATGTTCTCTAACTTGCCAAAAATGGATACCTCTGTTGTCCCATTCTTGAAGCATTATGTTTAATGATCTTCTAGCTGAAC